AGGGGCTTTTATTAATATTATTAAATGTAGAAAAAAGCTATATTTTATCGACTAAAAAGTTGTTAAAAAGTTGTTAAAAAAGTGAAAATAAATTGACATTCAACAACCATAATGTTATTATTTGTTTGTGGTTCACGTTATGGAATTTAATGCTATAATAGGATTTTCCTAACGGCCAAAAATTCTTGTGAACTGATTAGTTGCAAAGGACATATTTAAATGTTCGTATATATTTTATGAGTTTAGCTAGTGATGTTTTTGGTGTGTACCAAAAACATCACTAGCTATTCTTCTTTTATTGGAGATTGCTTTTTACAATCTTATCTAATGCATTCATTATGTTTCACTCCTTTTTTAAATAATATAATATGTTTATTTTTAAAGGTTTCAATCACAATATTAGTTTAAAGCTAATAATACCTAATTTGTAACCATTCTATAACATAAAATGGTGTTTAAAAATAATAATGTAATGGTTACTTACGAGTCTTCCAATTACGTCTTGTTTGAGGTCTTCGGCATTTTCTATAATTATGTTTTAACATAAAGACGGAATCCTCTTGTTCAAGAGTTGCAGCCACTTCATTAACGATAGGTTTGTTAGAGAAGATGCTATTAAATTTTTGTTCGTTAATTATATTCCCATTTTCATCTACAATTTCAGCAATTGTATACTTGAAATTTTTGTTCTTAATTTCAAATTTTTCTGGATTATATCCAGAGGATATAATTAAATGATATATATCTTTTGGATACACAGAACAATGGCGATAAATCTCTTTAGTAAAAACAAAATCCAGATTTCGGTAAGGCATTTTATAATTAAATAAATATAAAAGGCTGATAAGCCGTCCTAAACCATTGTATTCAGCAATCTCTTTTAAATCTAAACCATAAGAACGCAATTTTTTAATACTAATTTCATTAAGTGATATATCGTGTTTAGTTTTAAATGAGTACATCCTATTTCCGTGAGCTGCCATATTTCTATAATCAAGGAAAAGAATAAGAGATTGCATAAATAACTGCTTTATTTCAGCTTGTTTAGCAACTTCTCTGGATACACCGTAGGCAAGCATTATTACTTCTTCTTTAAGTTTTGGTTTAAGAATTCTTACCAGGTTAAATAGTGTGCTCATATATACTTGCTTTAATAGTACCCAAGGCGGAACATTACCATATTCATTCAAATGATATGTAATCGGAGGCTTTGGATGTTCTATCACAAAGTTAAGAGAAGCTAATATATTATTTTTAGACCAATTTTGATTGGATACTTTTGCGTTAACATAATTTTTTGAATTTAGGTAATTTTTATGTTTTGTGCCATAATGTTTTGCAATGACATAGGAAACTAGGCTTCGCATATGTTCTTCTAGGTCAATGAGGGAAGACATTAACATTTGTCTAATAGCTCTATCAAAAGAAAATAAAGAAAATATCTGTTCAAATGTTACGCCAGGTTTATATATTTCATTATGGTTATCGGTTTTGATTATATAAAATTGTTTGTAGCCATTAATTATTTCATAATAATCGTGGGTTAAAAGCATACTTTTTGCAAAATTTTCATTATTGAAAATTAAATGTCTTTCTTTAAGTAATTCGATTTGTTGTTCAATTGTTAAAAATTCTTGTGGTTGTTTATTCATATATTTCTCCTTAAATGCAAATAGAGGACTTGAGATATATATCTCAAGTCCTCTATTCACAGCCAAACAAGTCAGCCATATCTTCTTGAGTTATAATACCTGTTTCAATCATAATTGTCAATATAAAAAGTAAAAATAAATTACCATTTTTTGTCACAAATAAATGCAATTTTATTTAAGTATATTATAAATCTGTTGTTTATTTTGATAATTATAAACCTGTAGCTTGCATATATTCTTCTATAATGTATAAAGTAGGTATAAAGCCAATAAAATAATTATCTAATTTAGCATACACCCCATACTTTGAGCGGTAGCACTCAATGGCTTCTAGCAGAAATTCTTCCGTTACATCAAGATATTCAGCCATTTCGTGAATAGATTTACAATTGGCTTTATAGCAATCAATTAGACCTCTTAAGCCTATTTGTTTGTTATAAGCCCATAGGCGAGCTCTTAATTCCTGCTTTCTGTTAGAAGTGTCTGACATATCTAATATATTGCCAGTGGAAGTGTAGAAGTGTCCAAGTTCCTCGGCAAGGACACAAGCTTTTTCTGTCTGTGTAGGTAAGTCCTTTTTGATAGCAATACGATTTCCTTTAATTCTTCCTGCGTTAGCGAGCAGAGGTTTTTCTTTTGCAATCAGATTATTGCTATCAGCTTCAATAAGTAATTCCTCGTAATTCAAATTTATCCCCTCTTTTATTTAGAAATTCTCATCATTCATAATATCGTCATCGTTAGCATTCTCTTCGCTGGTTGCGTTCTTAAGAGAATGAGCTGCATCTAATAAATTAGTATCCTGATTATATAAAGGAATATATGTTAGTTCTTCAACACGTTTAGTTGCTTCTTTTTTGCCAAGGTCGTTGAGTACGTTATAGTATTGTAGAATTTTATTAGAAGAATTAATGGAAGTGTGTATTTCCATTTCTTCTGATTTACCGACTAACCAAGCTGGGTTTACAGCTAAGGCATTGGCAATAGAGTCAATAACAGGTAGTTTAATTTTTGTTATTTTACCATTTTCATATCGTTGTATCGTAGATTTAGCAACACCAATTTTTTTAGCTACTTCATCAAGCGTGTATTTTCTTAAAGTACGTGCGTTGTGTATTCTTTTTCCTATTTCAATATTATTCATTAAGAAGCTCCTCCTTATGCTCGTATTATATATCAAACTATTGCACAGTGCAATATATAAAATAAAAAAATAGAAAAAATGTTGCACAATGCTATTGACAGTTGAGTTGCACAATGCTACAATGCGAATGTCGAAAGGAGGTTTAAGAGTTGATTAATACTAATAAAATCAAAGGACGTATGGCTGAATTACAGCTCACCCAAAAAGATGTAGCGAAAGTACTTAATATAGCACAATCGACAGCAAATCAAAAAATTAATAATATAAGACCGATGGACTTAGATGAAGCTGAAAAGATATGCGATTTATTAAAAATTAAGCCTACAGAATTTGAAATATATTTTTTTTACAAAGAAAGTTGCATTGTGCAACAAAATAAGGAGGCTTAAATGTGAAATTCGATAATCAAAAATTGAAAAATCGAATTAAAGAGATATATGGAAATCAAATTAGTTTTGCAAAAAAAATGGGATTATCTGAAAGAAGTGTATCGCTAAAACTTACAGGCGTAAGACAATGGACACAGAGTGAAATATACAAAGCGAAAGAGTTGTTGAAAATAGAAGATAAGGAAATAGTAAAGTATTTTTTTATAAGAAATTCGTAATAAAACAAAAAACTGTCAGAGGCGTTATCTCTAACAGTTTAGTGCTAAATTTTTTTACTTTTTATACTTTGCAGATTTTCATCACACATAATAACGCTAAGTGTTTCTATCAAGTATTCCACCACTTATGCTGTTTTAGTTCAGCATTAATTACCTGCCCATTAGCTGGTGGAAATCAAGGAACATCCCGATATGGTGAGGATTTATTAACCAGTTCCAACCCGTTACTCTTGCGAGCATTTGTTACGCCATATCAATTATTACATTATACCCCAGTTTAACGTGCTTTGGGTAACCACAATTGCAACCTTAACTAAAAAGAACAGGGCAGATAAGTTTTTCTATAAGTAGCATATAGAGTCTCCTTTCCTGCCCGATAAGGACAAGTTAATGTTAACAAAAATTGAACATAAGTTCAAGAATTATTTAAAGTAAGTAACATACAAGGAGGTGAGAGCTATTGAAAAGAAAACATATAAGTACATTATCCGTAGTTATGAACCATTCATAGAAGAGAAAGCCAAGACATTTATACAGGAAGTATCAGCTATAAAGAAAATGAAAGTATCTGGCATTAAGCATTATGAAGTTATAAGGATACCATTCAGGGAGAGACATCCAAACTTCCAAATATATTTTTCAACAATAGTGTTGGTGATTATCTGGTTAAAGAGGTGAGAATATGAATTTGCTATTTATGACTACAACACTAATATGTGCTGTTGGTTGGATAAAGAACAGATTAGATAAACTGATATTATCTAATTACTTGATAAGAAAAAACATTCACCCAACAGACCAAGAGTTAGATGAATGTTCAAGATTTGTTATAAAGAAGATATTTCATATCAAGTAAGACCTGTGTATGAATTTATAAGTGATGTGATTACATTAGTTGCAATCTGAGAAAGCACATTAAGAGAAAAGCTTCCAACTTTTCCAGCTATTTCCTTAGTCTTATTCCAGTTTGTATCTTTTCGGATATTATTTATAAATTCGTGGGCTTTTGGAGTTAAATCAACAACGGTGCAACTTCCAGTACAGCTTAGTGAAGAATTATAAAGATAACCATACATATCGCATTGGCGTAAGTGATATAGGACAGTGTCTAAATCATAGTTAGGAAATATTGTATGACAATTATCTTCATCAAGATAAAAAAGCGTTTTCATAGATGTTTTTTCTTCAATTGCAAATAGGATATCTCTTATACAATCAGGATTTAATTTCATTTTGAATAAACTCCTTTCCTAAAAACTAGGTACTGCAATACCAGTAATTAAAGTATAGGAGTAAAAGCAAGATTAAACAAGATATTTAAACAAGGAGCAAAAATATGAATATAACGGCAGTAGCAATAACAACTATTATCTGTATAACAATATTAGTTTTATGCAGAGATGATAAGAAGAGGTGATACTATGGAGCATTTTAATTCAAGCGAAGCAAGAGTAGCACAGGATAAATATTGCGATAGAGAAGGTTATCCACAGTTTGCACCCCGAGATGGTAAATGCTGGAACTGTAATAAAGACATTTATACAGAGCAGGACCACGGAGAATATAAAACAGGTATCTCTGTAGAAAAGGCAGGTTCAACACTGATTACTGGGTGTCCACACTGCAACAGGACATATTGTGATTAAAAGATGTAATCAGGACATTCAGTGTAAGCATATAAGACAGTAACCACAAGTCAGAGGTGAGAGTGTGAACATAGTAATAAAGATTATAGATGGTGACAAGATTATTGATTACGATTCACTGTCAGACAAAGAGAAGAAAGAGTACGGGCAGCGACTTAATGAACAGGCTTTGACTTCGTTAGGTTATGTCAGAAAGGAGTAACAAGGTGAGAACAACCGGGGAAATAATTGCATTCAACAAGAGAATCAATGCGGCTATAGAAGATGGAAGAATTGAAGAAGCATCTAAATGGATGCTAAGACTTCACAAGCTGGAGTGCAGAGCAGGAGTTCCAATTGGTGATTATCGTATCAGGAACATATAAAAAGAGTTGCAGTGTCGCAACCACTGCAACTCAACTATGATAAAAAATCTATTATATTGTAGAACATTTGGGAGTAAAAAGCAATGTGGAATTATGAGTGCCCTATATGTGGGGCTAATCTGGATCCTGGAGAGAAATGTGATTGCCAGGATGAAAGGCAACGTTATTTAAGACAATTCAGAGTGACAAAGAATGGACAGTATGAATTTAATCTGATTTATGAACAAAATAAAAAATCATTAGAAAAATTGGCATAGGAGATAAAAATGAATGAGATGGTTGTGTCTGTAGAGCAGACAAATGGAATTTTAAACATTAGTAACTTTGATGATATTAAGGAAAATGTACAGGCATCTATGAATCTGTATAAAACAATGGTATTTACAGAAGATACTCTTATTGAGGCAAAGAGCACAGTTGCAACATTAAGAAAGCTTAGTAAGTGTCTTGATGATAAAAGAAAAGAAGTTAAGAAAAAATACATGCAGCCATATGACGCTTTTGAGGACAAAATAAAAGAACTTCAGCAGATCATAGCTGAGCCAATAGAACTTATTGCAAAGCAGACAAAAGAGTACGAGGATAAGCGTATTGAACAGAAAAAAGAAGAAATACATCAGATATATGATAGCTGTATAGAAGGAATGCAGGACTATCTTCCGTTAAGCAAGATTTATAATAAAACGTGGGAGAATAAGGGAACATCTGCAAAAAAAATTAAAGAGGCTATAGAAACATATGTTAATAATGCCCAAATGTCGATAGAGACAATTAAGAATATGCATAGTGATGCAGAGCAGAAAGCCTTAGATACATTTAAAAGTACACTTAATTTATCTATTGCCATTAATGTAATAACTAAATATGAGGCAGATAAGGTAGAGATATTAAGAAAAGAGCAGGAACGTAAGGCTGAAGAAGATAAAAAAAGACAGGAAGAAATTAACAAAGAGAATATTAAACAGGATGTCGAAAGTGCTGATGATACTTTTATAGCGGCTTGTAACAATACTGATAATGATGATATGTCAGCAGCTTTTACAGTTTTCGATAATAAACCAAATGAATATACCATAAAGATATATTGCACAGAATCTGACAAAAATAAGATATGTGAGTATATAAATAGTACAGGTGTATTGTATCAGGAGGTTTAATATGGCAGAGAAAAAAAGTATTTATGAAAAACTTGCAGAGATGAGGGTTGAATTGCAATCAAAGAAGTTGGTGAAGACTGGAAAAAATACATATAGCAAATATGAATATTACGAACTCTCTGACTTTCTTCCTTCTTGCAATAGCATTGCAGCAGCTCACAAGACATTGTTTAAATTCGCAATCAACGAGAATATGGCAAGTCTTATACTTATTAATCTTGAGGAGTTGGAAGATACAATAGAATTCAGTATACCAACTGCAAATGTGAGTATACAGGGTGCTACGGCAATGCAGAATATAGGTGCAGTAACTACTTATGCCAGAAGATATTTGTATATGATAGCTATGGAAATAAGTGAAGATGATAATCTGGATACTTCGGATACAGCAGAAAAAGTTACGAAAGAACAGAAACAACAGAAAGAAGAAGCTGAACGTAAAGAGCAGGAAGCAAAAGAAGCTGAAATAAAAGCAATGAAAATAACAAAGCCTAAGATATTGACGATTGAGCAGGAGATTGCAAGAACCGGTGTATCGCATGAGACAATATATACGAGGTTTAATATTGATAAACTAGAAGATATTACAGAAGGTATCTTCCCAATTGTAATGAAAGCACTTAGAGCAACACCTTCTAAGCAGGTGATTGAATAATGAAGTGTACAGGCAGATACAAGGATGTAGCCATTGACTTTAATACAATGAAACAGATGCTGACACTGGAAGTTGATAGTGATGTGGCAGAACAGTTCATAGAACTTAGAGATAAGGACAAGCTTGATATAGAGATTAAGCCTCACAGGGAAAGGCGAAGCTTGGATGCCAATGCATATTTTCATGTTCTTGCAGGAAAGCTGGCAGATGCCATGAATATGTCTAAGGCAAGGATGAAGAACGTGTTGCTAGGACTGTACGGACAGCCAGAGGAAGTATCAGAAGGTGTTCCAGCAATCATTAAGACTAATATTTCTATGGACAAGGCTTATGAGATGGAAGAACCGCATCTTAAGTTTATCAAATATGACATAGAGAATGGTTCAGAAGTGTACTTCTACAAGCTGATCAGAGGCAGCCATACATATAACACACATGAAATGTCAGTACTGATAGATGGAACTGTAGCAGATGCTAAGGAGCAGGGGATAGATACTATGTCCCCTGTGGAACTTAACAGACTTAAGGAAAGGTGGGGCATATGAGCAAGAATCTTACAAGTGTATTTACAGATAATATGGATGAATGCATATTCACGCATACATCACCAGTTGAACGTCATCATATATTTGGCGGACCAAACAGAAAGAAGAGTGAGAAGTATGGATTCGTTGTTCCACTTCGTCCGGATCTGCATCCTAATGGAGTACATGCAGGACAGTCTGCAGCTGTTATAGACATAAGGCTTAAGAGAATGGCACAGGAATATTATGAAAAGCATTATGGAACAAGGGAATACTTCATAATGGAGTTCGGAAGAAGTTATCTGTGACTTATAATATCACACAATCTACGTTGTCACAGAAATACATATAAGCCCTGTGGTGCATACTTCCACAGGGCGGAAAGGAGCTGAATGCTCTATACATTTACTATTAAAGGTACATTGCCAGGTCTTAATGAATATTTAAAGGCGGAAAGAAGCTTTCATAACAGGCATAGCAATGGAAATGATATGAAACAACAGTATCAGGTGATTATATCTAACGCTATAAGGCTTGAATTAAAGCGTACACATATAAATAGTCCTATAAGACTTAAATATATGTTCTATGAGCCAAATAGAAAACGAGACATTGATAATATAGCAGGAGTTGCACATAAGTTCATACAGGATGCACTTGTTAAATGCAAGGTTATAGATAATGACGGCTGGAATAACATAGTAGGCTTTGAAGATCATTTCTTCATAGATAAACATAACCCACGAATAGAAGTGGTCCTGGAAGAGGTGAAGCCGTGATGACAGAACAGCGTATCGACTACATAAAACAGCTGAACGGGTTTGAAAGGTGGCTCGAAAGTCATTACTTGCCGAGTGCTGCGCAATTATTGTACTACAAGTTATTAAGTATTAATAATATGGCAGGGTGGTGCGAGTGGATACAAGTAGATAACCAGCGAGTAATGTCTCGTTGTCAGATGTCAAGAGAGGCTACGTTAGTCGAAAACAGGAATAAATTAATAGATGCTGGACTTATAGAATTCCAGAGAGGGAAAAAAGGAAGTCCTAATAAATATAAGATTTGTACTTTCAAATCCGTAGTAAAAAGCGTAGGAGAAACCGAAGCAGAAAGCGTAGTACAAACCGAAGGGAAAAGCGTAGGAGAAACCGTAGCCATATATAAACATAAACGAAAACTAAATAATATAGCGCCTGCGCGCGTGAACAACAAATTTAATAATTTTAACCAAAGACCAAAACATTCAGACGAGTTCTACAACTCTGTTCTGGACAACTAACGAAAGGAGCTATAGAGATGATGGATTTAGAAGCTGTAAATCAGTTTAGTAAATCGCTTACGGAAGAAACTAACAGACTTATCAAAATCAGAGCCTTAGCCACAGATATAAGTGCTAAAGCACTGTACAAGGCAGAATTTGAACCTGATGGTTCAGCGGCTCATTATGAGGCATTTGAGAATATACCAGTGCTTAATGATATAGCTGAGGAAACTGCACAGTTTATCAAGGCCCGATTAGATAAATATCTTGAAGATAAAAGTGCAAAACTTGAAGATTGTGTTGCAGCTATGATGGCAGAATTTGGACTTGCACAGGGTAATGATTTGGGAAAAGTAACAGCTGGTTTAAATGGGCCCGGCAATAGCTTAAATAATTCCAAGCAGGCAAAGAACCAGCAGGAAGATAAGAAAATCTGTGCAACAGGAAAGGCGAATACTCCCAGTTAAAAGAGGTATCTGCTGTGATAAGTGCGGAAAGACCATTGATACGCAAAAATACAGTTTAGAGGAATATGTGTATAAGCGCATTGTCCGTGGAAAGATGAAATATTATTGCAGTTACAATCATATGCGTGTTGCACAGCTTGAAGATGAAGCACAGAAGCAGGCGAAGAAGTCAGCACAGAGGAAAGAAGGGAATAAGTAATGGCTAAGTTAAGCAAAGAGGAGCAGGCACGAAGAGAAGGTATGTCATATGCCCTGAGAGTTGCCAGGGAAAAGGGTATAGATGGACTTGAAGAGGAGCTTAAGTTCAGACAAGCGTATGATGTACCACTTAAGATATCTCAGACAGAGCTTGAGCATTTTGCAGAAACAATTAAACAGACAATAATGGACACAGTACTTCTGATGAGCTCATACGTCCTTAGGGATAATTTTGGATTTGGAACTAAGCGTATGAACAGATTTATCTGGAAATTCAACGAATATACAGAAAGTCTTGTTGGTGGATATGTGAAGTGGAAGGATATAGCAGAAGCTATGGCAGCAGAAACCGGTATTGAATTCCATATAAGGTCTGATGATGAAGAATTGAGGTGCTGATATGACAGATGTATATGAATGTGAAGGTCAGATGAGCATATATGAGTTCCTGGATAAAGAACCGGAGGAGAGAAAGTGGAATCGAATCCCGGATACATTTCCTAAGGAGCTGGGATACCGATATGACCTGCAGATGAAGCTTGTTTACGCAGATGGTACAGAACTAATCACAGCAGCGACATACAACAGGTTGTGTTTCATAATTCCAGGAGCAAGGAAGGATGAAACACCTGTGAAAAAATATTGGAGGTATAAGGAGAATGGAACTACAGATATTTAACAATAGTGAATTCGGACAGATAAGGTCACTTGTACTGGATGATGAAGTGTGGTTTATCGGAAAAGATATCACAATGGCACTAGGATATTCCAACGATCGCAAGGCATTACAGGATAATGTTGATGTAGAAGACAGGCGGTTAATTCAAAAGTCACTTTGTGGAACATTAGAAATTCCTAACAGGGGAGTGACAGCAATCAACGAGAGCGGACTATATTCACTTGTACTAAGAAGCAAGCTGCCTAATGCTAAGAAGTTTAAGAAGTGGGTTACATCAGAGGTACTTCCAAGCATACGAAAGACAGGAAGTTATCAGAAGCCGCTTTCAACACAGGAAATGATGAGAATACAGTTAGGTATGATAGATGATGTCTCTGACAGAGTTACAAATTTAGAGAACACAATGAACATAGATTATGGACAGCAGCACAGCTTAGGTGAGCTTATATCATCAAGGGTTATAGAGCTGGTAGGTGGAAAGAAGTCAAATGCTTATAAGGAGATAGGCAGGAAGGTGTTCTCAGAAATCAATCACGATTATAAGGATTACTTCAATGTCAACGCAAGAGGCAATACACCAAGGCTTAAATACGAGGAAGCTGTGGAGTATGTAAAGAACTGGATACCAAGCACAAATACAATGATGCTGATTAAGGATTGTAATGCGCAGGTGACTATGCCGGAAGATTGGAGGTAAAGGAAAGGCATATTACAAAGGCAATCATATATGGCAGCAGTTAACTAATAATGGCTGGGATTTTAATTGGTGGAGAGAGACGAAAGGAAGGTAATTATATTGAAAGAAGTTAAACATTACATATGTGAGATATGTGGAACAGAATACAATGATAAAATCAAAGCACAGCATTGTGAAAAAGGACATTGTAAGCCATTGGAAATAATAAAGGAACGTTATTTAAGTGTAGGTAATAACGCTAAGGGGTATCCATTAGAAATAACAGTAAAGATGGCGGATGGCACAGAACAGAAATATAAGAGATAGGCAGGTGTAGCGAGTGGAAGAACAGTACAATATCAAAGAAATATTGATACAGTATGAAGACTTGGTAAAGGAGAGAGAATCATTAAAAGAATCTATATCTCAGATAGAGAAAAGGATAAGTAAGATGGAGCAGGAAGGATATACTGTAATAGATAGTGTATCAGGCGGAAATGGAGGCAAGCAGCATTTCAAGATAGAAGGTTTCCCATATTCGGAATATGATAATCAGATGGCATTATTGATGTTAAGAAAGTCGCAGCAGGAAGATGTTCTTGAAAAGATAGAACAGCAGATAGCACTTGCAGAGCATTACATATACCAGATAAAGAGCAGCACTATGAGGAGGATGATTACGTACAGATACATTAACAAATATTCCTGGATAAAAGTTGCACACAGTATGGGAAAGCATTATACTGCAGATGGATGCAGGATGGCAGTTGAAAGATTTTTGAAAGAAAAATAAAAGTCTGTTCGTTTTGTTCGTTCTGTTCGTTTTATATGTGGTAATATTTATCGTGGAACAGATGCAGAATGCACTGAGCCACGGACATATATCAGTCTGAAATTCAATAATATCCCCTGCGGATGCCAGCTCTCACCGGCATCCATTACTCCTAAATTGATAATTATCCCCTCTTAAGACACTGACGAAAGTTGGTGTCTTATTTTGTTGAAATAAATATATAAATGTATTATTATATGTTTATTATAATTGGGGGTAATGATATGAATAAAAATATAATTTCTTTTTTAAATATGAAAGGCGGAGTGTGTAAAACTACTTTGTGCAAAGAAATTGCGTTATATTTATCTAATAATATGAATAAAAAGGTATTAGTGATAGATATAGATCCTCAGGCAAATTGCACACAATCTTTTTTTGAGCATTTCAAAGTGATACAAATAAAAGATGATGAAATAATTACAGATATTAAAAAAAGTGATGATAGAAAGTATGGAAGAAGATAATAAAGTAGAAACAACTGAAAAAACTAAAGAAAGTGATTATGACATATTGGTGAAGAAATATGGAAAAAAATAGTCAGTTGAGCGAATACGAAGAATTTTTAAAAAAAGTATTTCCTGATTGTCGATATAATAAAGAGTATGATTTGCTATATAAAAGAGTATGTAGTTTTAATATTTTTATAGAGATATTAAAAAAGTATATAAATGATGAAAAAGTAGAATTTTTTATTTCTAAAATAACATATGGATATAATATGTTATTAATGTATGTACCATTAAATGATAGTTTGGGAATAACAGCATGTATGAGATATATTACTGAACAAACACTTAAGTGTTTTTATTCATATATTTTTAAGGATAAATCAATAAAAGAAATTAATGAAACATCATACAGGCATATTAAAGATGATATAAAAAGTAAATATACAGATAAAGATTGTTTAAATATACTGTATTCTCAATATGCAAAATATTCTAATGAAGTTCATGATAAGTTGAAATTAGAAAATAAAGAAATAGAATATATTTATGACATTTTATCAGGAGAAAATATTATGATAGAAAAAATAAATAAAGATATTAATATCTTGATGAAAATATTATTTATTTTTTTAATAAATAATTATGAAATTAAATATGAATTATTCAGTTTATCTCAAAGAACAAATTATGAAAAAGTTTTTTCAAATAAGTTTCATGAGGAATTCGATAAGTTATTGGAATGTTAAAAGGCAGCCGTGAGGTTGTCTTTTTTATTTTAAGTTAGAAAGGAGCTGATTGTGTGAGGCTAACAGATAAACAACGGAAATTCTGTGATGAATACCTTATAGACCTTAATGCCACACAAGCGGCTATTAGGGCGGGGTACACAGAAAAGTATGCAAATACAAATGCATCAAAATTACTACAAAATACTACAATTTCACAGTACATAGGAGAGCGACAAAAAGAACTATCACGCAAGACAGAGATTACTCAGGAGCGAGTAATCAGGGAACTTGCACTGATAGCTTTTTCTAATACAGCAGATTATGCACATGTAGTCGAGAAGAAGATGAAAGCAGAAGTAGGCGGAATGCTTGTGGATATACTGGATGAAGATGGCAAACCTGCTACATACAGGACTGTAGAGCCAGTATTGACAGAAGAACTTACAGAAGAACAAAAGCGTGCATTAGCTGTTATTAAGAAAGGGCGAGATGGATTAGAGGTCAAGCCATGTGACAAGGTAAGGGCGTTGGAGCTTCTTGGCAAACATCTTGGAATGTTCACGGATAAGATAGAAGCAAATATAAATGATTCTGTAAAAAACGAGCTTGCAGAGCTTCTTGCACAGCGTAAAGCAAGAGGTGAGCCAGATGCTTCTAAGTGATAAATACTGGGATTACATAGACACACCTGCAAGAGCAGAGTTCTTAGAGGGTTCAACTGCATCAGGAAAGACAACAACAGTAGCTGTTAAGTTCATTATGAATGTTGCTGAATCAGATATGAAGCTGCACGTTATAGCAGGTAATACAACGGGTGTTATTGAGAAGAATATCATCAATGCTGATATGGGATTGCTGCAGATATTTCCCAATCTGGAATACTGTGGTAATGGTGACAAGGAGAACAAGCTGCCACATATTAAGTTCAGAACAGGCAGCGTTACCAAGATAATATATGTTCTCGGTTACGATAATGCCAGCAAGTGGAAGAATGCCTTGGGTTCACAGTTTGGATGTGTGTGGGTAGATGAGTGCAATACAGCTAATATAGACTTCATACGAGAGATATTCGGACGTTCTGAATACTTTGTAGGTACACTTAATCCGGATGCGCCTACGCTGCCAATATATTCAGAGTACATCAATCACGCAAGACCGATTGATAAGTACAAAGCAGACGTACCGGAAGAGATATGGAAGGATCTTAACGGCTGTGAGCCTATTAAAGGCTGGGTGTATTGGTTTTTCAGGATGGAAGATAACGTATCTATGACACCTGAGAAGATAGAACAGAAGAAATTAAGCTATCCGCCTGGTACTAAGATATACAAGAATAAGATATTGGGATTACGAGGCAAGGCTACTGGTCTTGTCTTTTCTAATTTCTGCAATAGACATATCATTACCAGAGAGCAGGCAAAGTCATACATCAGACGTGAGGCTGATGAAATGCAGGGCGAATATTTCATAATATTCACCAGCGGACTTGATACAGCTTATTCAACCAAGAGTCCGGATACGATTGCTATGTCATTTATGGGAATAACTAACAAGGGCAAGCTGATAGTGCTGGATGAAAAGGTATATAACAATGCAGCACTTGATATACCAATAGCTCCATCTGATACAGTAAGGAATTACATAGACTTCCTGGAGCGTAACAGAAAAGAATGGGGTGGAATGTCAAAAAATGTGTTTATAGATAACGCTGATCAGGCAACGATAACAGAGTTTGCCAAGTACAAGAGAGAACACATTGACTGCCAGTATATATTTAATAATGCGTATAAGAAAGTAACCATAATAGATAGAATTAACTTACAGCTTGGCTGGATGTCCTTTAATGACGAAAAGGGCAGAGAGCCAAGCTTTTATATTGTCGATACTTGCACGAATTACAAGACAGAGTTAGAAACGTATTCGTGGCTTGAAGATAAGGACTGTGAGCCTGAGGATGGCAATGACCATATGGTAAACAGCGTACAGTATGGCTGGATTCCTTATCGAAGCAGGATAGGTATAGAGAATAAGAAATAATTCCAGATAGGAGAGTGAGAGAGGTGAACATATTTACAAGTATGGCAGAGAAGATAAAAACAGGAATAAGAACGTGGCTGCACATCCAGCCGGCTGTTAATGGATCCATAAGCATACAGGAAACTCTTGATTACGAGGGAAATGCCATAAAGAACAAGATATGGTACAGAGGTGAGAGTGAAGAATTGTCACAGCTATACAGCCAGATAGATGGTGACAAGACAAGGTTCTGGTCTGCATCCTGTACAATAGGTATGGAGATAAGAAAGATACACGTAGGTCTCCCTGCTATGTTATGCGATATGCTGGCCAGTATAGTAACAGATGATATGAATTTAATAGATGCTGGCAGCAGGCAGACAGAATGGGATAAGATAGCAGAGGAAAATGATTTCATTGAGCTTGTTAAGCAGGCAATAACAGAAACACTTTATATCGGTGATGGAGCATTCAAGATATCGTTCGATACGAACCTTAGCAAGTATCCTATATTGGAATTCTACTCTGGTGATAAGACAGAGATTATCAAGGACAGGGGAAGAGTTAAGGAGATAGTGTTTAAGACTGTGTATAACGTGCAGAGACAGGAATATGTATTACTTGAACATTATGGCATAGGCTACATACATTATGAGCTTACAAGAGGCGGCAGGGAATATGATTTAAGTGTTATACCGGAGCTGGCACATCTTAGTGATGTTACCTGGAATGACAAGTTTATAATGGCTGTTCCTCTTCTGTTTTATAAGTCAGCCAAGTATAAAGGACGAGGCAAGAGCATATTTGATGCAAAGATAGATAACTTTGATGCGCTGGATGAAGCATGGTCACAATGGATGGATGCCTTAAGGAGGAATAGAACAAAGGAATATATACCGGAGAATATGTTACCAAGGAATCCCCTGGATGGAAAAGTGCTAAAGCCTAATGCTTTTGATAATGCCTATATAAAAACAGATGGCAGCATGGCAGAAGGTACAGTTAATAAGATAGAGCTTGTACAGGGCAATATCCCACACGAAAGCTATCTTGCAACATATATCACAGCGTTGGATCTTTGTTTACAGGGGATTATGAGCCCATCAACATTAGGCATAGATGTTAAGAAACTGGATAATGCGGATGCACAGAGGGAGAAAGAGAAAGCAACGCTTTACAGCAGAAATAACATTGTAGAGCGGCTTCAGAAGGTTCTTCCAAAGCTTGTTACAGCAACATTTAATGCCATAGACACGCTTAATAAGACAGCTATTAAGGATATAGATATTGATGTGACATTTGGCGAATATGCTAACCCATCTTTTGAAAGCCAGGTAGAAACAGTCAGCAAGGCTAAGCAGGGCGGTATTATGAGCATAGAGGCATCTGTTGATGAGCTGTATGGAGATACCAAGGATGATGAATGGAAGCAGGAAGAGATAGCAAGGCTTAAGGCTGAGCAGGGTATATCTGATATGGAAGAGCCGGCACTTAATATGCAGGCAGATGGCTTCACGGTTTGATGGCTATGATAACGATTTTATGGTTTTTGAAACGATTTTAAGGGGTTTGAAACGATTTTACAGTTTTTGATAACAAGTGAGGTAGCTTATGGCACTTAACACAGATTATGACATAGAGAAAGCCTTTAGAGCTATAGAAGATGAGCTGATAGCTTCAATGATACGCAATCTTGAACACCATATGGCAGAGGAGACTAAAGAGGGATTTAACTGGACACAATGGCAGGTGGAACAGATAAAGGCGTTGGAGAGATATAAGGCTGAAAACAAAAAGAAGTTTACAAAGTCATTCAGTAATATCAATGATTCAATAGAGGCTATGATATTTGCTGCCAGACAGGCAGGCGGTACAGAGCAGGAACAGAAGATATTAAGAGCAATTAAAAAAGGATTTAAAGCATCTAAAGTGTCACAGGGCACTGAGGGTGCTTTTTTCAAATTAAATACCAGGAAGTTAGATGCACTTATAAAAGCCACAAAGGCGGATTTTACTAGAGCTGAACATTCTATGTTAAGAATGTCGGAGGATAAATATCGGCAGATAATATTCAATGCTCAGGTGTATGCAAATACAGGTGCAGGAACATATGAGAAAGCAGTTGATATGGCTACAAGAGATTTTCTTAAAGCTGGTATTAACTGTATTGAATATGCGAATGGCAGCAGGCATACAGTAAAGGATTATGCCAGAATGGCTATTCAGACAGCCAGTAAGCGTGCATATCTAACCGGAGAGGGAGAGATGAGACAGTCCTGGGGAATTAGTACAGTTATTATGAATAAGCGTGCTAATGCCTGTCCTAAGTGCCTTCCATTTGTTGGAAAAGTACTTATAGATGATGTATGGAGTGGCGGTAAGGCATCTGATGGTCCTTATCCGCTTATGTCATCTGCAATAGCTGCGGGGTTGTACCATCCAAATTGCAAAGACGTACATACAACATATTTCCCTGAGCTGGATGAAGAGCCAGACAGTAAGTTTACCAAGGAAGAGTTAGAAAAGGTCAAGGAAGATTACAAGCAGGACCAGAAGCGGCAATATGCAGGCAGGATGGTTGAGCAGTTCGACAGGCTTTCAAAGTATTCCTTAGATCCGGATAACAAGAAGATGTATGCGGCTAGAAAGGAACAGTGGGAGCAAAGTATATTATTTAATGGTAGTTCTGAAAAACATATTGAGGAATTACATAAGAATGATATAATGAATTTATCAGATAAAGAATTACAAGCAGTTACACAATATAAGAGCTTTGAAGCATATATTATAAATGATGTTTTAAGAAATGCAAATGATTTATCAAATTTAAAATCAGAACATAAACAACTTGTAAACAATTTAGATGTAGCACTGTCAAAAATATCAAAATTCAATGGAAATTTAATAAGAACTGTTGATTTTTCTGACAGGAAGGATGAGCAAGATAGAATTAAAGAATTTGTAAGTGAATATGTTGAAGGAACAATAATAACAATTAAACAATACTGGAGTACATCAAAGACAGAAGGATATAATGATTTAGCAAAAATAAAAATTTATATACAAAATACCAAAAATGGGCGAGATATAAGTTCTATTGGCTTAAATGAAAATGAAGTCATTTATGAGCGAAATAGTAAATTTAAAGTTATTTCAAAAATATTAGTCGGGGAGATTTGGCATATTCTTTTAGAGGAGGCGGATTAAATGAAGTTAACAGCAAGAGAATGGCTTTTACTACCAGAAGCAGAGCAAATGCAAAGAGGAAAAGAACTTTCTCCAGAAGAATGTTTTAAACTTAGGATGGAACTTAGTGAAGTTAATTTTACGGAGGAGGAAAAACAAAAATTAACAAAAGAAGAGCGTGAGAGATTTATAAATCCACCCCAAAAAACTGATGAGGAAATAGAAAAAAATAATAGAACAACATTTAAAGTTTTACAGAACTGGAAAATTTTACCTAAAGATATAACATTTGAAGAATGGATAAAAGCAGGTAAACCTCTTAATTATTAATATAGGTGTATTTATATATCAAGTGACGCACTTGGTATAAATAAATATTAATGTAGGCAAGATAAGTGATTATGCAAAGAAAATGTATTTTGCAAATCGCTATGATGAAGTCGAAGCGGAATATATGACATTAATAAAAAGAAATGGAGGTAAATTATGCCAGTAAAATATCCAGAAGAGATACAGAAACTTATTGATATTTTTGAACCATATATGATTGGGTGTCATCTTGAAAATTCCCCTAAAGAAGCAATAGAAGCTGCTGAGAAATTTTAAAAGTGGGCTTGGGAACAGGAACAGTAGATGAGTAGCCACCAGTCGAGAGATTGGTGGTATTTTTATACCTAATTTTAAGAAAGTGAGGACAAGACAGTATGAAAAAATTATTTATTAGCCAGCCTATGGCAGGTAAAACAGACGAGGAAATAAAAGAAACAAGGAAAAAGGCAATAGAATATGCAGAGCTGCTATTAGGTGAGAAAGTAGAAGTTATAGAGTCTTTTTTTGAAGGAGCTCCAGCAGAAGCTAAGCCATTGTGGTTTTTAGGAAAATCAATAGAACTTCTATCACAGGCTGATGTTGTATATTTTGTTAAAGGCTGGGATAAGGCTAGAGGTTGTAAAATAGAACATCAGTGTGCAGTAGCATATGATATTAAGAGAATTGAAGATTAGATTAAATAAACAGCTATAGAGCTGTTATTTTTATACCCAAGTTGCACCGGTGCAACGGAAAGGACAGTATATGAAAGATACAATAAAAGAGATTACCAAACAGGTAATTAAGAATATAGCATATCCAATAGGACTACTCACAGGAATATGTATTACAATAGCAGTAATTAGATTATTTCTGTAAGCCAGTTTAAGATTAAAGTAGCAATAACAGTAGTTAGAACACCTACAAGAAAACCACTAACAAACTGACTAAAGAAGTTTACAATAAATTTATGATGTTCTTCAACATGCTGTCGGACATATTCACGCCCAGAATCAGTAATACTAAAACAATCTATAGGTTCACCATAATTGTTACAATGTTGGCAAATTAAATTGCGTTTAATCAGAGAATCTATTGTTACAATGTTGTTGGTATATCGTGATAATTCTGAACTTCTAAGAGAAGAGTTTATCATTATTTTTAATATTTTAAATGTTACATCTTTCATAATCAATCACCTCTGTAATTGATTATATAGTATAGAACAATATAACACAATGACAAATAAGCACGCATAGCAATACGCTGTGGGTGCTATTTTTATGCCCAAAAGAAAGGAAGATATGAAATATTTAATTGAATATAGGGGAGAAGTCCTGTCAGGGAAGGCTCCTGACCTCCCCAAGAATAAGCTAAGACGTGGCGAAAGGCTACGTCTTTTTTGATTGCAGAGGTAGGCTGCAAAAATGATTTTTATAATTCTTTAATAAAATATTATAATTTAGTATTAATTTAATGTGTATTACATTATGCGTATCTTGCTAGATTTTTATTCATAAAAATTATAATAAAAAAGTATAAACTGACGAGAAATATAGAGAAATACAGCGGTTTACAAGCTTTTAATAAAGTGATAAGGTGAGCATACGATATATCGCAAAATAATTTTAAAAACCTCTTGACTTATGGTCGACCAAAAGTTATAATAAGATTGCAGTTGAGGAATACTTAACGAGTAAAGCAGGCAAGTAGCTGGAAAGGAGAAAAGAATGGAAGACGATATGAATATTGGTGAATTGCTTAAGGAAACAGCAGAAGAAAATCAGACAAGAAAAATTCTTGCAATACTCAATGAATGTAAAGACATTGAAGAAGCTAGAGAAAAAGTAAAAGCCTTGCTTAATAAATAAGCAAGGCTGACAACGAAAAATTCGGGCGGTACTTGCCACCGCTCGATACCAAATAGATAATATCATTTATTTGGTTACAAGGCAAGAGTCAAGAGGTGATTAAAGTAGATAAGAAGAAAATGGGTAGACCCACAGACAATCCTAGAACAGAAAAGATAGGCTTCAGAATGTCAAAAGAAGAAATTGAAGATATACAAGAATGTGCTAATGCATTGAATACTCAAAGAGTTAATGCAGTTGTTGAGGGAATAAAACTACTAAAAGAAAAATTGGGAATTAAATAACAAAAAAGAAGTTCGCCCACCTACCAAGCAAAACGAACTTCTTCAACACACCAATACCAAAGTACTGGTATTAATATTATATCTTACTTTTGGAATTGGTCAATATAATTTTAAAAGGAGATTGATTTAAAAATGAATAAGATAGAGCAGACGATAACAAGCATTGAAGTAGCCGAAATGGTTGGAAAAGAACATAGTAAATTATTAAGGGACATAAGAAATTATGTAGAGCAGTTTAACCAATCCAAGATTGGCTTCGTTGATTTCTTTACAGAAAGTACATACAAGGATAATAAAGGAGAAATAAGACCTTGCTACAATGTAACCAAGAAAGGCTGTGAGTTTATAGCACATAAGCTTACAGGCACAAGGGGAACAGAATTTACAGCAAGATACATCAATCGTTTTCACGATATGGAAGAACATATAAATAGCAACAAGCCACGCACAGCCCTTGAACAGCTCCAGTTACAGAGTCAGGCAATCCTTGAAGTCAATGATAAGATAGATGAAGTTAAGCAGGAGCTGGAAGACTTTAAGCAGGATATGCCACTGATGAATATTGAATGTGACAGAATAACAACAGCAGTACGCAAGGTTGGAACACGCGCTTTAGGCGGTAAAGACAGCAATGCATATCACGATAAGTCTTTAAGCGGTAAGGTATACACAGATATCTACAGAGAGCTGAAAAGACAGTTTCAGGTTACTTCCTACAAGTCAATCAAGCGTAGACAGTGTGACATAGCAATATCTATAATTGAAGAGTATCAGCTGCCTGTGGTTCTGAAAGAACAGATACAGAACACTAACGCACAGATGAATATGGAGGTGTAATATGTCTGCTAAAATTGATTTTGAGAATGCTTTGTATGAACTGGAACAGACAACAGCAACATTAGGATTTGTTCAGACAGCATTTGCAGAGGGCGAATCTCTTATAGATAATGACGAATCTGCAGCAACTATATATATGTTATATTCAAGACAAAGGTCTATAGTGAATAAGCTCAAAGAAGTATTGAATACAATAAAATAAATAATATCATATTGATATCTGGGACGTTCAGCAATGGACGTCCTTTTTATATGCCCAAAACTTAATGGCAATAAACTTTAGGAAAATGCCGACGGGCGGTAAACGGAAAGGAGACAGGTATGAGAAAGACATTACCTATTAATTTACAGTTCTTCGCTGAGGGCGGAGATGGTAACGGCGACCAGAACGCTGGAAACAATAATAACGGACAGGCAGGACAGCAGGGTGGTCAGAATAATCAGCAGGCAGCTGGAATTGACTATGACAAAATACAGAGTATGTTAGACACCGCAACTGCCAAGAAAGAAAATGCTGTGCTTAAAAGCTATTTCCAGCAGCAGGGACTATCCGAGGAGGAAGTAAGCCAGGCTATTGCAACATTTAAGCAGAATAAACAGCAGCAGGTAGAACAGCAGCAGAACGCTAATGCTAATCTTCAGAATGAAGTAACAACAGCACAGAAAGATGCTGAACAGGCTCGTATAGAGCTTGCGGCTACACAGGTAGCAATGACACTTGGTATTAATGCCAAGACAGTACAATACGTGCTTAAGATGGCTGATTTCAGTAAGGCAAAGGGTACAGATGGAAAGATATCAGAGGACAATGTTAAAGCTGCAATTGAACAGGTTCTAAAGGATGTACCTGCACTTAAGCCAAGCACAGAGAACAATGAGGGATTCCAGATTGGCGCAGGGCAGCAGACTAATGGACAGCAGTCTTCTGCAGGTAGCAATGTAAATGTTCCTACAAAGAGATGGAATAGATTCAATTAAGAAAGGTTAAAAAGGTAAAATAATATGCCAAATTTAAATTATGCAGAACAGTGGAGTCCTGAATTATTAGCAATTCTTATTCAGGGCACACTTACATCCCCATTTATCACAAACAATGTCAGATGGTTAGATGCAAAGACTTTCCATTTTACACAGATGAGTGTAAGTGGTTATAAGAACCATAAGAGATCAGGTGGATGGAACACAGGAGAATATAACCAGAAAGATGTTCCTTACACAGTAACACATGACAGAGATGTACAGTTTATGGTTGATAAGGCAGATGTTGATGAAACAAATCAGACAGCATCTATTCAGAATATTTCACACATATTTGAACAGACACAGGTAGTACCAGAGACAGATGCATTATTTTTCAGTAAGGTAGCACAGGCTGCACAGAAGACAGAATTATATCATACTGAAACAGCTTCCACAGAATATACATCAGAGAATGTATTTGCTAAGCTTAAGCATATTCTGGCAGCAGGCAAGCTTAGAAGATATAAGGCAAATGGAAGCCTCATTATGTATGTATCTTCTGACATTATGGATAAGCTTGAGGTATCAAAGGAATTTACACGTAAGATTGAAATGACACAGATTGCAGAAGGTGGTCTTGGCATTGAAACACGTGTAACTGATATTGATGGTGTGACACTTATGGAAGTTGTGGATGATGAAAGATTCTATGACAGATTCGATTGGGATGTTGCAGAGGGCGGCTTTGCTCCGCTTAAGTCAAAGTATGCTGCAACAACTGATACAGATGTGGTAGAAGGAAAGACATACTACACTAAGAGCGACAGCGCTTATACAGTTGTGGCAAAGCCTACAAAGACTAATATAGCCACATATTATGAAAAGACTGTTCAGGGTTCACGCAAGATTAATGTACTTGTTGCATGTGGACAGACCTGTAAGACAGTACCTAAGATTTCATCTATTTATTTCTTTGCACCAGGAGCACATACAGAAGGAGACGGATATCTTTATCAGAATCGTCAGTTAAGTGATACATTTGTATTCCCTAATGGCAAGGATGGTAAGGTTGATTCTGTATTCGTTGATGTAGATCCTGCAGAAGAGATTGCAGAGTAAGCCTATGGTATATGCAAGTAAAGAACAGTACCTGAGTGAGCATAATCTTATCCCGGATGAACAGATAGAACGAAGATTAAAGCAGGCGAGCCGTCATATCGACTCGCTTACTTTTAATCGTATAACATCAAGAGGCTTTGATAATCTGACAGAGTTCCAGCAGGCAATAATCATAGATGTATGCTGCGATATGGCTGATTTTGAGTATGAGAATGAAGACATGATTAATTGTGTCTTACAGAATTATGCTGTAAATGGAGTATCTATGCAGTTTGGCAGTAGTTGGAATGTTCTTGTGCAGAATGGAATTGCTGTAAAGCGTGATACATACCGGGTGCTTTGCCAGACAGGCTTGTGCTGCTTAAGTCTGGGGGTGTGAGTATGAGATACCCTTGCTTGATATTAAAGAGCATGTGTAAGACAGAAATACATGTAGAGATAGAGCAGGAAGGCAGGAATGTCTACGGAGAGCCTCTTGAACCTGTTATATGGGATGGTTTATGTAACTATCAGGACAGCGGTAAGACAGAATTAACAGCAGAAAAGGTCCTTATACAACTTGAAGGATGTGCTTTGATACCTGGAGATATTGCACCGGATCTTCCTGTTATTACAAAAGGTGATATAAAGGTGTTCGGTGTAACAAGGCATATATACAAGGGTACGAAGTGCCGTAATCCGGATGGTACAGTTAATTATGTAAGATTGGATGTGATGTAATGGCAAAAAATGTTAAGTCAACAGTTAAGCTTAATATGCCAGTGTTGAAAAGGCTTACGGCAGCAGCGCAGGTGTCGCTGGCACAGACAGCGGAAGCAATACATACGAATGTAGTTCAAAGTCAGGTAATGCCTAGAGATACAGGTACACTGCAAAACGAAAGCACATTTGTATATACACAGGATATTGCCAATGGCAAGGTAGAACTTATATCAAGTACACCATATGTAAGAAGGTTATATTATCATCCTGAATATAACTTCCATCAATCACCTTGGGTAGATGATAAAGGTAAAAGACACGAAGGCAATGCAAATGCAAAGGGCAGGTGGCTAGATGATTATCTTAAAGATGGTAAGAAAAGAAATTTTGCTCCAGATACATTTGCTAAGTTATACAAGAAAAATGCGGGGTTATGATGTTAGGAATAGGTGATGTAAGAGATTATATAGCAGGTCTTGGCATTGCAGACAATAATAATGTATATTGCGGCAAGCTTGACAATAAAAAAGATAAGAGCATAGGAGTATATAATCTTAACAGACAAAGACCACCACAGACTGCTGTAGGAGGCTTAAATAACAGCTCTTATCGTATTAAGTCTATAAGTATATTAGTTCATTGGAATACAAGTGTCAGAGACACCGAGAAGGCAGCAGAACAGCTCTATAATATGCTTAGAGATACCAACAATAAAATAATCAATGATACAAAGCTGCTATTCACTAAAATGCAGGTTGATGGACCTGTGGATGTAGGGACAGATGATAAAGGTATCTTTGAGAGTGTAATAGAATTAGATATTTATTATGAAAGGTAGGTAAAAGCATGGCACAGAATACCAAATTAGCCGGATATAATGCAGGAGCAACACCACTTACTGGCGTTAATCCGGTACATACAATTCAGTTCGGTGTATGTATAACAGGAAGAAAGAGTACAGATACACCAGAAACAGTAGAAACAAAGGTTGTAAAGGATGCAGAGAGTTTAAGCATATCTGTAGATGGAACAATTGAAGAATGGAATCCAATGGATCAGGCGGGCTGGACAAGAAGACTTACAACAGGTAAATCACTCGGTATGACTATGGGCGGCAAGCGTAATTATGGTGATGAAGGTAATGATTATATTGCAAGTCTGGCTTTAAAGACAGGACAGGAATGTAATACCTGGGTTTCAGTTATTTTCCCAAACCTTGACCAGCTTCTTATCCCAGCAGTTATAAATGTAACTTCCCTTGGAGGAGACTCAACAAGCATTGATGCACTTGAATGGGAAGCACAGTCAGATGGAAAACCAACATATATTCCATATACAGAATAAAAAAGAAAGAGAGAATTTGAATAATGGCAAAGACAGATTTTAAAGTAATAGACATATCAATGAAGATTACAAACCAGTTACCTATGGTTCGTATTACTGATGACTTAGTGGTAACTGTGAATAACAGAAAGAACACAATTCTTAATGTACAGGCTATGGCTGCTGAGGCTGAAAAGAAGAAAGATAGTGACAACGGAATGGGATTTATAACAAAGGCTCTTGAAATGCTTATTGGCAAAGAGGCAGCAGATAAGATTGAGGCTATGGACTTACCGCTTCCAGAATATAAGGAAATGTATAATGCAATAATGGGTGTTGCCACAGGCACATATGGAGAGGAGAATACACCCTCATAGTGAAATATATTATGACATATATGATGACTGGGAATTGATAGAGTCAAGCTTTCTGTCACAGTATGGCATACGATTGCGAACGGAAGATGATATGTCTTGGGCGGAATTTTGTTCTTTATTGTCAGGAATAATGCCAGAGACACCGCTTGGCAGAGTGGTGAGCATAAGGGCAGAAAAAGATATGAAAGTCATAAGGAACTTTACTAAGGAACAGAAGAAGATACACAATGACTGGCTTCTGAAACGTAATAAGAGAGTGGTAGGAACACCACAGTATATAGAACATTGGACACGATTACAAAGAGATTTTAAGGCTGCTTACTCAAAGAAGTAGGCAGCTTTTTAATTGTGTCAGAAAGGAGGGCGAATGTCAGATACAGTAGGTCAGATAGCTCTGGAACTTGGAATAGATAGTTCACAGATAGTTAATCAGCTTACAGGAGCTTCTAATAAGGCAGCTAAGCAGGCAACAACTATCTTTTCTGGGCTTGGTAAGAAGATAGCTGCAGGACTAAGTATAGCTGCAGTTACTAAGTTCACGAAAGACTGCATAGAAGTAGGTTCTAATGTAACAGAAGTACAGAATGTCGTAGATACAGCATTTAAGGACTTAAGCTGGCAGGCAGACCAGTGGGCTTCCAATGCTATGACTAACTTCGGCTTATCGGAATTATCGGCTAAGAAGTACATGGGTGTGTTTGGCCAGATGAGTAATGCTATGGGTATTACAGGTAAGGCGGCATTGGATATGGCTGAAAATGTTACAGGATTAACCGGTGATGTTGCATCATTTTATAATCTTGGAACGGACGAAGCATATACAAAGCTGAAATCTATCTGGACTGGTGAGACTGAAACGCTCAAGGACTTGGGTGTGATTATGACTCAGACCAACTTAGACCAGTATGCACTTAATAACGGCTTCGGTAAAACTACAGCCAAGATGACAGAGCAGGAAAAAGTAATGCTGCGTTATCAGTACGTTACAAGTGCTTTGTCCAATGCCACAGGAGATTTTGTTAAGACACAGGATTCCTGGGCGAATCAGACAAGAATACTTACATTAAGGTTTCAGCAGTTAAAGGCTAGTCTTGGTAAAGGCTTCATAGCATTGTTTACACCTATTCTGCGTGGATTTAATAGTCTGCTTGCAGGACTGCAGAAAGTGGCAGATGGATTTGCTAACTTTGTACAGTTGCTAACAGGGGCAGATATATCAGCCTCTATGGGTTCGATAAGTTCGGATATAGCAGGGATTGGAGCAGATGCAGGCAGTGCAGCAGACAATGTAAGTGATATTGGAAGTGCTGCTAAGAAGACAGCCAAAGATATAGAAAAATCACTTGCAGGTTTCGACCAGATTAATAAGCTGACAGAGCCAACAGATGATAGTTCTGATTCAAGCGGTAGTTCAGGTGAAACATCTTCAGGAATCGGAAGCGTTGACCTTGTACCAGATGTAAGTGGAAGTACATCTAATGTTTCTAGTTCAATATCTGATATGGCAGATAGAGTCAAGAAAGCATTAGAGCCACTTAAAGCAATAGCCTTTGATAATCTAATAACATCTCTTGATAACCTTAAGAAAGCCGCACAACCATTAACAGAGAAGTTGTTCGCTGGATTGGAATGGGCTTATTACAATATATTTGTTCCTTTGGCTAAGTGGACCATAGAAGATTTGCTTCCGGCATTTCTTGATGTATTAGCAGGCTGTTTAGATGTACTGAATAGCGCGTTAGATGCATTGAAGCCATTGTGGATGTGGGCTTGGGATAATTTCCTTGAGCCTGTGGCGAGTTGGACTGGTGGAGTGATTGTTGATGTTCTGAAAGGATTGGCATCTGCATTAGAGGGTATATCTGATTGGATAAAGGATAATCAAGGTCCATTTGGTGCAATAGTGATAACAATAGGAGCATTTGCAGCAGCTTGGAAAGCGGTAGATTTAGCAGAATTTCTTATGAATGCTGGCGGTGTTGTTGGAATTATAAATAAAATGAAAGCGGCAATACATGCTTGTACATTAGCAAAAATAGCTGATAAGTTTGAAACAATTCAGCTTTGTGCTATGTATGCAAAAGATTTTGTTAAAAGCATTATACAATCCATATCAAAGCTTGAAATATATTATACTTCTTGGTTTAAGGTAAATATCCTGCAATCAGATACAGTAAAAGGTATTAAGGACTTAGTAACTAATATTAAAGCATCAACTATAGCATTGAAAGATGATATTGTTGAATGGGTAAGGAATACTGCTGAGAAGACTAAGAATAAAGCTGTTGATATAGGCGGAAATATTAAGAACCTGGCTATTGATATGGCAAAGGCAACTAAGGAGTTAGCACTTCAATCAATAGAGTGGGTAAAGAATACTGCAGAGAAAGCAAAAAATAAAGCTGTAGATGTTACCACAGGAATAAAAGATTTTATTGTAAATATGGCATTGGCGACAAAGGAATTAGTTTCTCAGGCCATACAATGGGGAATATCAACGGCATCTAAAATAGCAGATACGGCAGCGACAGCAGCACATACAGCCGCTACCTGGTTAGCCACAGCCGCTACAACAGCATTTGGTGTAGCTATGTCCGTATTAACAAGTCCTATAACATTAGTTATAGTGGCTTTAGCAGCATTAGGAGTTGCTATATACGAATTAGTAAAACATTGGGATGTAGTTAAGGATGCAGCAGGAAAATGTTGGGATTGGATTACTGATAAATGGTGCAAAGCAGGTGACTGGTTCAAAGGCATATGGCAGGATATAAAGTCTGCATTTTCTTCATTTGATAACTGGTTACAGAATATTTTTAACATAGATTTTTCTGATAGTTTCGGTTTTATAGGCAATATAATGAATGCTTATTTGAATAATGTTTCCAATATATTTGGTGATGTAAAGCAGATATTTGGTGGATTGATTGACTTTATTGCTGGTGTATTTTCAGGTGACTGGTCAAAAGCCTGGGAAGGTATAGTTGATGCATTTGGTGGAATATTCTCTTTGATAGGTGATATAGCCAAAGGACCTATTAATATGGTAATCGGACTTATAAATGGTATGCTTGACGGATTAGAAAGTGGAATTAACTGGATGGTTCGTAAGGTAAATAGTTTGAGTTTTGATGTGCCTGACTGGGTACCAGTTATAGGTGGTGACCATTTCGGGTTTGATTTACCGGAAGTTGGTTTTGGCAGCATTCCATACCTTGCACAAGGTGGATATGTAAAGCCAAACACACCACAGCTTGCAATGATTGGTGATAATAAACACCAGGGAGAAGTTGTAGCACCAGAGGATAAGCTTATCGATATGGCACAGAAGGCAGCAGCTATGGCATCCAGTGCTGAACTGTTAGCCGAAGCTATAAGTATTCTTAAGCAGATTCTTAAGATACTGGAAACATTAGATCTTGATATACAGCTAGATGGAAAGAGTCTTAAGAAGTATGTAGTTGATAAGATAAACGAACATACAAAGCAGACAGGAAAATGTGAGATTATACATTAAGGATGTGATGAATTGATACTAAGATGCGACAATCAGGAGCTTCCGGCTCCTGTGTCCATCAAAGTGGATGATGAGATAATATGGTCTTCTTCAACGGGACGAGCACTTGACGGAACAATGTTAGGTGATGTAGTTGCTGAAAAGAAGACCTTATCTATATCCTGGGGAGTTCTTCAGGAAGATGAGTTGGTTCTTATTAAGAATAAGCTTGTTGCCGGATTCTTCCCAATAACATTTCATGATGATGGACAGGATATAACAATAACAAGTTACAGAGGTACACTAAGCAAGGAAGTAATAGGGGAGCTTGATGATGGTATTTTCTATTACAGAAGTGCAAGTGTATCTATTATTCAACAATAAAGGAGATTTATAATATGAAATTTACAATCAAACAGATTGACAGATGTGCAGCAGAATTACAGAAGTTACAGAATTCAAAGAAACATTGGCCAGTTAAGGTCAATTATGCAATTGCTAAAAATCTTAAAGCGTTATTGGCAGAATTAGAGGTATATAACGCTGAAAGAACGCGATTATTAAAGGAAAATGCTTTAAAGGATGAAAATGGAAATGCAGTCGTAGAAGATGGCTCTTACAAGTTTGCAGAAGACAAGGAGCAGGAGGTGATTAAAGAAATTGATGAAATGTATAACATTGAAACAGAACTTGATGTGCATATGATTAAGCTGGAAGATGTTAATGAATGTGATGCAGAGGGATATGATGGAACTACATTAGAAGATATTACAGCAATAGAGTTTATGATACAGGAGTAAACATATGTATAACAACGTAACAGAAGCTTTTAAAGAAACAATAAGAAGTCCATCAAGGACTTTTGAAGCCAGATTAAGAATTAATGGAAAATGGTATAATTCCCGATTTAAAAAATTGGGCTATGAGACGTCCAGCACAGCAGATGAAGCATTACAGCTAGGGTCGGCGGTATCTGCTAAGATAGAGATTACTCTTAAGAAGATAGATGAATTATTTGAAAACACAGAGATACCAGTAGAGATAGGTTTAAAGCTGCCAAGTGGAAAGTATGAATATATTCCACTTGGCTTTTTTACAGCAGAGCACCCACAAAGCGACCAGACGACAACGACATTTACAGCATATGACAGAATGATGAAGACTACAGGACTATATATATCCAATCTTATATATCCAGCAAGTGCTGCTTCGGTTTTAAGTGAGATAAGTACAAGCTGTGGTGTTCCAGCAGAAGTAAGTGGTCTGGATGGCATAACGATACAGACTAAACCAGTTGGATATACATACAGAGAGGTGATAGGCTATATAGCTTCATTAGCTGGTGGATTTGCATGTGTGGACAGAGCCGGAACTATTGTTATTAAGTGGTATAAAGAATGTGAGTATTCTATAGATAAAACAAGAATTATGTTGTTTGAGCATAATGAAAGCAACTTTCATCTGGACTATGTTAACTGTAATGTGGATAGCCAGACTGAATTAACGCAGGGCGGTGGACAACTGGGAATAACCTTTTCCAACCCATTTATGACGTCAGACAGATTAAGTTATATATATCAGAGCATTAAAGGATTTACTTATAGAGGAGCTTCGTTAAAGACACTTGGAGATATACGCCTGGATCCGTGGGATATCATAACTGTCAAGGATGGTACTGGTGAATATAAAATGCCGGTTATGAATTTGGTACAGGAATATGATGGCGGTATGGCTATGACTGTTACATCTTATGGGAAGACGGAAACTGAGACTGAAACAGATTTTAAAGGTCCGACAACACAGCAGAACGAAAGAATATATTCTGATTTGATATTAGCAAAGGAATTAATAGCAAAGAAGGTTGATGCCGACTGGGTTAAGGCTAATACAGTTACGGCAGAAAAAATCACCGCTGTAAATGCAGAGATAATTGATATAAAGACTAATTATCTAAAAGCCGAGGATGCAGATTTGAAGTATGCTAACATAAAGCTTAGTAATATCGAGGCCGGCTCTATAAAGACAGCAATGATAGACAAAGGTGCAGTTGGTACAGCTCAGATTGCAGACGGAAGCATAACAGATGCAAAGATAGTAGATTTAACTGCTAATAAAATAACAAGTGGAACTATAGATGCCGCTAACATCGAGGTAATCAATCTTAAGGCTGCCAATATCACGGTAGGAACAATTAACGGTAAGCAGATAGCTGAAGGAGCAATAGATACATCCAAGTTTGGAACAGATGTCACAGACTGGATGAATACAACAGACAAAGATATAGAAAATGCAGCACAAAAGGCAGATACAGCTAATACAAATGCGGCTGGTGCATTAAGCACGGCGGAAGCGGCTAAACTTTTATCAGCTGCGGCTTCTAAGACTGCGGAAGGAGCACAGCTTACAGCAGATGGCAAGAATACAATATTTTATCAGACAACAACACCTTCAACGGAGAATAGAAAAACTAATGATATATGGTTTAATACAGCAGATTCTAATAAGATGTATTACTTCGATGGCAAAAGCTGGGTATTACGTCAGTTCGGAACCCATGCCATAGCGAATGCTTCTATAACCAATGCCTTAATAGCAGATGCAACAATACAGAATGCCAAGATTGCCAATATGGATGCAGGAAAGATTACAAGCGGTTATATATCCGCAGACAGGATAGCTTCGAGTTCGATTGTAATTGGAAAACTTGATGCTGGTACGCAGAATGATATAGCCGCCGCCAAGAAAAGATATCAGATAACTGTAGATTTAAGAGACGCAAAATATAATACGGATACATATTATCCAGTATTAATAAATGCAGCTATACCATATAACGGATATTATACATATGAGTGTAATGTACAGCTAAACAGTGGTTTTAAGCCGGTATGGTCTACACACAATCAGGGCTTTACCTGCAATCTTATACTTAAGGTTTTAGCAAGTGGTTGGGGAACAACGGATGCAAGTGGTTACTTAGAAGAAAACAATTACAAATGCTGTAATAAAATGCCTGCGTTTGTAGGGCAGGTACTACAACATAGCCAGATATACTTTATGTTGCGTGGTGGGGCACGATATTACATTTATACACCTAATAAAAGTGACGTAACAATATATACGGTTAAAACTAATATAGCAAGAAATGCAAGTTACACGGTATATCTTGAACCTACCCAATCTCCAAAAAATGATTATGCGGAGGCTAAAGGATCTACAATTGCAAGCTGGTGTGCTGCAAATAATAAGACCCTGATTAATGGTGGAAAGATATATACAGGCAGTGTTACAGCAACACAGATAGCGGCAAATGCAATAACAACAGAAAAGATAGCGGCAAGCGCAGTTAATGCAGATAAAATAGCGGCAAGTGCTATAACTTCGGCCAAAATAGCAGCAAATGCAGTAACCTCGGATAAGATTGTTGCCAATGCAGTTACAGCCGCGAAGATAGCTTCTAAGACAATAACAGCCAATCAGATAGCCGCTAATTCAATCACTGCGGCAGAGTTAAGTGTATCTACATTGTCTGCAATATCCGCAAACTTAGGAATGGTTACAGCTGGAGTGCTTAAAAGTACCAATTATGTTGCAAACAGCACGGGAATGATGCTCAACCTGGCAACAGGAACGTGGGATAGCAAGTATTTTAAAATATCCAGTACAGGAGATATAACAAGTACCAGTGGTATTATTGGTGGCTGGTATATAAATTCAACAGGTCTTAGCAGCTATAAAATTAATTCGTCTGATGGAATAAAATGCAGTATAAAAAATGCACTTGATATAACAGCTACAGATACGCAAAGTAATTTTATAGAACTTCAACGACAAGGCAGTAGTGTTTTTAATGTATCTTTTACAGGCGGTGTAACTGCAAAAGTCCTATATACGGCCAAAATAGATATAGGAAAGATGGAATATCTAAAAATCATAGGAGACACAAGAGTTTCAGGTATATTAACAGTTGGCGATGATACATATGGGGACTGCGATTTATCAGTGGTTGGAAAAGCAAGGATTAATGAAATATATACTAACTATTTTGAAAATTATGGAACCACGAAACTGAATTATATTAAGCAGAATACGAATTACTGGGCTGACTTGTACAACCTTCACGTTTACGGCGATAGTTATTACGAAGGGGCTGCACAGTTTAATGCGAGACTGTATGTGAATAATACAACGATGGGAAAAGTAGGAGTTGTGCTTAATAGAAATATAACACCAGATATTAGCTTCGGATGGGACGGGACATATCTTAGAATATATATAGATAATACGGTCATTGCTTCTTACCATTGGGGAAGTTCAAGCTGGGTATAAAAATAATATTAATAAAATCCACAGAAGTGGTAGAAAGAGGTAAAAATGTTAAATGTAAACAAATCTATAACATTAAATGGAACAAGCAGTGTAGAAGAGAATGGAGTAGCAACAGACATTATGTATATGAATGCGACAATCTCAGAGAATGGTTTGTCTATAAACCGCAACATAGCTAATGCACAGGCAT